TGCCTGTTCCTAGTGTCACATTTGAAGAGAAGCAGTGGGCAGGCTCATGAGGACGGAGGCAAGATATCTTTGTCTGAACTCAGGGGTTCACAGGCTATAGCCCAGTTGTCCGATATTGTCATAGGCATGGAGCGAGACCAACAGCATGAAAACGAAGAGATCAGGAACACAACAACTGTACGTGTCCTCAAGAATCGTTACACTGGTGAAACTGGTCCTGCTTGTTACCTTTCTTATGACCGCGCAACAGGCAGGCTCACCGAAGTACCTAATCCCCACGTTGGAGACGACTTTTGATTTATTTGGACTTGGAAGCCAACGGCTTGACCCCGGACGTGATTTGGTGCGTAGTAACGTCAGAAAATGGTGTTTCTACCGTACACACTACCCCGGACACTCTCTCAGAGGCCCTGAGAGGCTCTGTGAGCGTCGTTGGGCATAACCTAATAGGATACGATATGCCTGTCCTAGAACGCCTCTGGGGCATCACAGTGGCTCCTGAGAGGGTCCTAGACACTTTGGTTTTATCACGTTTGTACGAGCCAAGTAAGTCAGGTGGACACTCTCTCAGAAACTGGGGAGAATGTTTAGGTTTCCCAAAAGGAGACCACACGGACTGGTCCCAGTTGTCACAAGAGATGATCGACTACTGCATCCGAGACGTTGAAGTAACAGAAGCAGTGCATCAGAAATTGATGCAAGAAATGACTTGCTTTTCCCCTAATTGCATAGAACTAGAGCATAAAGTACAAGCCTCAGTTCAGCAGCAGGAGATAAACGGGTGGACCTTAGACCAGCCTCTGGCTAGGGACCTATGTGCAACATTTAAGGAGAGAATGAATGAAATCGAAGAAGAGTTACAGCAGAAGTTTCCCCCGATTGTCCACGAGCGTTGGTCAGAGAAAACGGGGAAGCAGCTTAAGGACAAGGTTGAAGTTTTTAACGTGGGTTCTCGGCAGCAAATTGCGAAGAGGCTTTCGAGCCTTGGGGTTCGCTTCGACAAAGTCACGGAGAAAGGCAACCCAATAGTCGATGAGGCAGTCCTAGAGACCATCGATCTTCCGGAAGCCAAAGTGGTCAGTGAGTACCTGATGCTACAGAAAAGATACGCGCAGGTTAACTCGTGGCTAGAACACGTGAAGGAAGACGGCAGGGTCCACGGACGTGTCATTAGCAACGGTGCAGTCACAGGACGTATGACGCATCAGTCGCCTAACATGGCTCAGGTTCCCGCAAGTCACAGCCCGTACGGACACGAGTGTCGTTCCTGCTGGACTGTGCCAGAAGGTAAGAAGCTAGTAGGTTTTGACGCTAGTGGTCTTGAGCTGCGTATGCTGGCTCATTACATGAAGGACGAGGACTACACCAATGAAATTATCAACGGAGATATCCACACGGCAAATCAACGACTTGCTGGACTTGAATCAAGAAATCAGGCAAAAACTTTCATATATGCCCTCTTATACGGAGCAGGAGATGAAAAACTTGGGTCTGTGGCTGGAGGAGGTAGAACGACTGGCAAAAAACTTAGAGAATCTTTCCTTAATAATCTGCCATCATTCGCAGCTCTTAAGGACAGAGTATCAAATGCGTCTTCAAGAGGTTACCTCACTGGACTTGACGGTAGAAGACTCCAAGTCAGATCTGAACATTCCGCTTTGAACACGTTGTTGCAAGCAGCAGGGGCTATCGTTATGAAGAAAGCACTGGTGATTCTGGACGACTACGCGAAGCTATGGAAGTTAGACTACAAAATTATAGGGAATATACATGATGAAGTCCAGTCGGAAGTTGCAGAGAAAGACGCAGAGAAGTTCGGTTGGCTCGCAGTCGAGTGCCTCAAGGCGGCGGGTCTGGAGTTTAATCTCAGATGTCCGCTGGACGGAGAGTACAAAGTCGGAACAACATGGGCGGATACCCACTAAGGAGAAGTACGAATGATTTATGCAAAAGTAGACGGCAAGTACTATAAGGATAATCCCGAAAGGAAAAAATTTAGAAACAATAATCGCATGTGGGTAAATGGGAAGTACATCAGACAAGACCACCCTTTGCACAAGCCGGGACGCTACAAGAACTTTGAACAAGCAGCCTTCAGCAGCCTAGAGAAGTACGAGAGTAGTGTCGAGGGTCAGGTGTACGCCATTACCAACCCTAATTTCCCTGACTGGGTAAAGATAGGTATGGCTATTGACGCTGAAGACCGCTTGAATGGCTATCAAACTTCTTCTCCTTTTAGAGATTATATGTTACAATATAGGTATGACGTAAACGATCGTCGTCAGGCAGAATCACAGGCGCACACAGAGCTACAAAAGCTCTACGAACGCAGAGGAGAGTGGTTCAAATGCACACCGGAGCAGGCCAGAGTTGTCGTCTCCAGTACAGCGGAAGAATACAAATGAAAAACGTATACAACCTAGTGAGCGACATCTACAGCCTAGTGTCTACCAAAGAGGTAGCCGAAGGAGTAGACATCGAGAGTTGCATCGAGCTGTTCGGTGAGAACGTGAAGGACCTTATGCGTAAGGAGTTCACAGAGGTCCGAGACGACTCGCGTAAGCTTCGTATGTCTAACATCGGGCGCGATGAGCGTTTCCTGTGGAATGTGTACAACGACGTGGACAAAGGGGAAGATTTGACTCCTAATACCTACGTCAAGTTCCTCTACGGTCATCTCATTGAAGAACTGCTACTGTTCCTCACAAGAGCTGCTGGTCACAAGGTGACAGATGAGCAGAAGAAGTGTGAGGTCAACGGCATCAAGGGGTCTATGGACTGTAGGATCGACGGTATTGTGACTGACGTGAAGTCTACTTCCACCTATGGGTTCAAGAAGTTCAAGGAAGGTACTCTGGCTTACGACGACCCTTTTGGGTACATAGGTCAGATCAAGGGCTACGCTCACTCAGAAGGTGAAACCAAGTTTGGCTGGCTGGCAATGGACAAACAGAATGGACACCTGACGTACCTCCTGTACGACTCAGAGGACACACAAGCTCCTGTGTACGACCTAATATCTTATGATATAGAAGAAAGGATTGAGCGCATAAAAAAGCTAGTGGAGCAGGAGGAACCACCCGAAGTATGCTACAAGCCTATCGCAGATGGAAAAAGTGGCAACCAGAAACTCGCTATCGGATGCTCCTACTGCTCTTACAAAAAACAGTGCTGGCCTGCCGTAAGAGGGTTCGCATATTCATCAGGTCCACGTTATTTAGTAGAGGTATTCAATGAGCCGAAGGTCCAAGAAATCGAAGTTTCGTAGTGTCTTTGAGGAAGAGACTGCAAAGGTACTGGAAGGCTTCGAGTACGAGCCTTATATGGTCCCTTACACCATCCATCGTAACTACAAGCCAGACTTTGTACACATGGCTAGTGACACGCTGGTGGAGTGTAAGGGGTTCTTCAGGGAAGGGGACACTCAGAAGTACAAAGCAGTCAGGGACAGCCTAGAGAGCTACCAGAGACTTGTGTTTGTCCTCATGGGTCCAAACAAGAAAGTAAGAAAGGGTGCTAAGATGACAATGTCTGAATGGTGTGAGAAAGAAGGGTTCCCGTGGTACACATTAGATACACTAGAGGAGTTGATAGAAGATGTCTCTAACAATGGAAGAAATTAAGGAACGTCTGCTACGGACCTACGATCCTGAAGACTTTTTGGAAACACTGGAGATAACCTCTGAGGAGCTTCTAGACAGGTTCGAGGACAAGCTGATAAATAGACTGGAGTACTTTGCCGAGGAGTTAGCAAGTGAAGAGGAGGACGAAGATGAGTATTGACCTAGCGACACCTGAAGAATGGGACGCAGTTAGTAAACCAAAGCACTACAACCAAGGCGGTACAGAGGCCATTGACTATATTAAGCAGCAGCTAGGAGAAGGTATCGTTGAGTACTGCGAAGGCAACGTGATAAAGTACTTGCACAGGTGGCGATACAAGAATGGCTTACAGGACTTACGGAAGGCTCAGTGGTACTTAAACAAGATGGTCAAGGAACAGGAGGCACTGGAATGAAAGTGATACAAGGGGCTTTCGGAGGAAACAAGCAGAACACAGACAGGATTAGCGTACCCGAAGTGTTTAAACTCATAATGGACAATGAAGACTTAGAGAACTACGAGGATGCCTTTTGCATCATTAAGTCCGAAGAGTACATCATGGTTTCAACTAACATGGACACGTACGAACTAGCTTTCTTACTGGACCAGCTAAAACTATCGCTATTAACTGGAGGAGAATACGAATTATGATGGACGCATATCAACAGTACATACACAAGTCTAGGTACGCTCGGTACATACCGGAAGAACAACGCCGGGAGACATGGGAAGAAACCGTGAACCGTTACTTGGACTTCTGGGTGTCCAAGGGTAAGCTCACGGAGAAGGAGGCTCTAGACCTGTACGTCCCTGTGCATGACTTAGGCGTGATGCCCAGCATGAGGGCGCTTATGACCGCCGGGGAAGCCTTGGACAGAGACAATGTAGCTGGGTTTAACTGCTCCTATCTACCTATAGACCACCCTAAAGCCTTCGACGAAATGATGTACATCCTCATGTGTGGAACTGGGGTTGGCTTCAGTGTCGAACGTCAGTACATCACTAAGCTGCCTGAAGTAGCAGAGGAGTTCCATGATACAGATACCGTTATACACGTCGCTGACAGCAAAATTGGATGGGCTAAAGCATACCGAGAACTTATCGCAATGCTCTTTAGCGGTCAAGTTCCAAAGTGGGACGTGTCTGGAGTTAGAGCTGCGGGGGCAGCCCTTAAGACTTTCGGAGGTAGAGCGTCTGGTCCAGAACCTCTTGTTGATCTGTTTCAATTCACGGTTGATGTTTTCAGAGCCGCTAGAGGTCGAAGACTTAGCTCCATTGAGTGCCACGATTTATGCTGTAAAATTGCACAGATCGTCGTTGTCGGAGGAGTTAGAAGAAGTGCTCTCATCAGTCTTAGTAACCTCACTGACGATAGGATACGTCGAAGCAAGTCAGGACAGTGGTGGGTAGATAATCCTCAGCGTGGCTTGGCTAACAACTCCGCCTGCTACACAGAGAAGCCTGACTTTGAAGCCTTCTTGAACGAGTGGAAGTCTCTGTACGAGTCACGCTCAGGGGAACGAGGTGTCTTTAGTCGTGTCGCTAGTCAGCGTCAGGCTGAAAAGAATGGACGTAGGGACGCTACTTTTGACTTCGGGACTAACCCCTGCTCAGAGATTATCCTGAGACCTTACCAGTTCTGTAACTTGTCGGAAGTAGTGGTTAGGGCAAATGACACCTTGGAAAGCCTGCGGCTAAAGGTACGCTCTGCTGCTATCTTAGGTACACTACAGGCAACCCTGACTGACTTCAGGTACTTGCGTAAGATATGGAAGGACAACACAGAAGAAGAAGCGTTACTAGGGGTGTCACTAACCGGCATCATGGACCATCCAGTTATGTCAGGGAGGAAGAATCGTGCAGATCTACAGTACTGGCTCACGCAGCTTAAAGAGGAAGCTATTGAAACTAACCGTGTTTGGGCTGAACGCCTTGGCATCAATGTTAGCACTGCCATTACTGCTGTTAAGCCTTCCGGTACTGTATCTCAGTTGGTTGACAGCGCGTCTGGCATCCACCCTAGATATTCTGAGCAATACATTAGACGAGTAAGAGCAGACGCACGAGACCCCTTGTGTGCTGTCCTAGAGGCCGCAGGAGTCCCTGTGGAACTAGACGTGACTTCTTCTACTACTAAGGTCTTCTCGTTCCCCATAAAGTCTCCTAAGAAGGCTGTGGTGGCTACGGACATGGGTGCTATGGAGCAGCTAGAGTTATGGGAGATGTATCAGGACTACTGGTGTGAACACAAGCCGTCCATGACTTGCTACTACAGGGACGATGAGTTCCTAGAGGTGGGGCAGTGGTTGTACAACAAGTTCGACAAGGTTAGCGGCATAAGCTTTCTACCTTACTCAGAACATACGTACCAGCAGGCACCCTATGAGCCAGTGGACCTAGAGACGTACCAATCGCTAGTCAAAGATTTTCCCAAGGCTATCGACTGGAACATCTCAGAGGCTTCTGACATGACCGAAGGGTCGCAGCAGTTGGCCTGTGTTGGCAACAGTTGCGAGATTTAGTCTTCCAATAAACCTAACTTTTCAAACAAGCGTTCCCCTGTTGTCATACGTAGAACTCTATCTACGTTGGCAACACCGGGAGCGTAAGTTTGAACCCCACGTAACAACGGAGTAAGAGGCTCAGGCTCACCTGTTATGGCCCTTTCTCCTGCTGTAAACAACCCACTACCTAACCTAAAACCAGCAGCTATAGGGGCAGGTATAGGCTCAATAGGTTTCCCTCCGTACTCCTCTGCTCTAATGTTGACAACACCACTACTCATGTTAGATGCTAGTTGATTCATCATGGATGAGCTTATGCCTTCAGGAGTCATTAAGTCTTCAAGAGTTTTATCATTAGATAAGTCAAGAGTTTTTCTGAAGTCGTCCCAGACACCGGCAGCAACACCGAAAATACCTACGTACTTAGCAGAGTTAATCATAGCTTCTTTAGCTGCTTCTGCTCCTTCTTTAGTGTTTAAGCCTTTGTCTGTAGCTTTCAGTATGTTTTGACCAACGTCATTCCTCAAGCTGTTCATTTGCTTGTTCATGTAGGACAACATGCTGTACGCCATACGTCCGTTAGGGTTGTCGTGGAAAGCCTTTGGCATTGTACTTGCGCTAACAGGCTGCCACTTGTTCATTGCAGAGCCAGCAAAGTTAATAACCCAAGGGTCACTCAAGTCCTTGTCTTTCAAGGCACTCACTGTAGCTTTAAATTCAGAATCTGTTAAACCACGCATACCGTCGTGCTTCCGTAGTTTAACCATTGCTTTTTCAGAACCGTCTTTAGCAAGATCAATACCACGTTGAACAGCAGAGTTGCTTAAGATTTCTTGGCCCATCCTGTTGACAGTCTGGACACCAGAAAACTTATATAGTTTTTTACTGAGGTAGTCTGTACCGCGAACAAACTTATCATTAAGTTTAGTCCAACTGGCAGACTCAGCAGAGTCGTTCATGGCTTTTTTACCAGCGTTAGCTATTTCTCCCATGAAGTCTTTATCTAACCCTAATTCTTTATTAGAAACCCAACCTTTATTCCTAACCCCAAAGTTTTCATTGAGCGTTGCTAACACAGCTTTAGGAAGTGTCTTAGCCCAAGCAGCGACACCATTCTGGTAAATAGGGGCAGTCACGCCCTCAGCTAAGTTTAGGACAGCGTTCATTGGGTTAGCTAAAAGAGCAGCCGAAGTAGTTCGTCTAGCTAAAGCACCTACTGTATTACCTCCTTGTTTGGAAGCAACTAACTGCGACCTTAATCCGTTAGCTAGGTTAGCTGCCACTTCTTCAGAAGCGCCCTGTCCCTTTGCTTCTTTTTCAATAGCTTCGATAACAACATTTAATCTGCTTTGTCCTTCACGGGGAGGGCTTAATTCTTTAAGCTCTATATTAAAACGAGAAGCCAAAGCCCTTGCTGACGATATGTCTTCAGCGTACTCTTTTAATGCTTTAACAGGGTTGTCGTAAGAGTCAGGGTTTCCTACTTTTGTGGGTATTTTTTCTAAAGCTTTTGTAGGGAAGTAGTCTACGTCGCCTTGTTTAACAAAGTCTAAACCTTGAAGAGTTTTAACTTGTTCCTCAAGCTGTTTGACCATTTGTTTTTCTTCAGGGGTTCTTGCTGCTTTAAAAAAGTCCTGCCAAGATACTCTACGGTCTTCTTTTATAGCACTGTTCATCCGTAAAGACAGAGACTTTAACATTTTGTTGTTATCAAGTATTTCAGAAGCGTTTAAAAAAGAAGTATCAAAGACTTCATCGATTTCTCTTTGGTCATGACGAATCATTATCTCAGAATCTTCAGCAAGCTTTGCTGCCCTTGCGCCTACGTTTGTAACAAACCAGTCTTTAGTGCTTAAAAATACAGTACCTATTACCCCGCTTTCTCCAGTTGGTCTCCCAACTACAAAGGCATCTTCTTTAATGTCCCTAACTTTACGAGAAGCTGTGCTAGTGTCATAATTAATACCAGTGCGCGAAGACTCTTTAGCTTTACCTACGTTTACAAAACCTTCGTCTCCACCTATGTGGCTTCCGCCTCCTCTAGCGGACTGGGCGTCAAGCTTACGTGTAGCTTCTTTTACTTCATCAAGATTTTTAGTTAAGAAGCCGCCAGCGAGTCCACCTAAAGCACCACCAGCTACAGCACCAATGCCTGCTTCTGTTAGCCTACCTTCCCCTTCGCCACTTAAGAAACCGTATGCCGCACCTTCAGCAGCACCTAAGCCACCTACCTTTAACGCCCTTTCAAGCTTTGTACCAGCTTGTGCAATTTTAGCAACACCGGCACCGGGGATAAACAAACCTGTACCAAAGCCTGCCACACTAAGAGCTGTAGACGCAGTAGGGTTTTCTTCTTCAAACGCACGTAGCTCTGCACGAGACTGTTCTATAGCCTCATTCCACCCAGCAGCTTCTCCAGAAAGCAAACGAACTGTTGCGTCAAGCTCGTCGCCAGCACCAATAGCAGACTCAAGAAAGTCTACTGTTGCAGATCTGAAGACATTGTACT